CAAGTAGCATTGTGTAAGCAAGCAGCAAAGAACCACAATGCTTACAGAGAACAACTACTTGCTAATAAGAGATTAGATTTTGAACTAGCCCGTCTCAAAAATTGTGGGCAGTTATTGAAGGATGGAATCCGCTTCCATCCACAAAGCAGATACGCTAGGATATGTGCAGACGTGGTTGTACAGAACGTAACTCACATCAAACCACACGTTCATACTATTCCTCCAGCATCAAGGAAAGCAGAAGACCTTGGTGGTGCAATCGAATAATTATTTTTTCTTCTTAGGTGCTTTGAGTGGAGGGAGTTCTCTCTTCTGACGATACTTATTGGCAGTAATTTCTGCCTGGGATAACTTACGAGGTTTCTTTCCTAAGAGTTTCTGAACTCTCTTAATAATCTGCTTGACTATAGGTTTGACAACTTTCAGTAAGAGAGGGGTTGCAGCGGCAGCAGCAGTTGCCACAACAGCGATAGATGCTGTAGTTGTGACCTGTCCTGCTGATGGAATCGCTTTGATAATTTGATCAGGTATTTTTAAATCTTCTTTGATTGGAATACACTCTTGTCCTACCTTTCTGTATTCAACAATCTTTTTAGTTCCACCATCTACCAGGGTACCAATAGGTTCCTTTAGTTCCTGTGCTTCGGTGGGGCACTTTACTTTCTTAACAACATCCTTAGGTATCTCTGGTGCCTTTGCTTCTGGTGCTTCAGGTGGGTTAACTTTAGGTACAGGAGCATTTCGCTCGATGACCATGTTCTCAGGTTCATACTGAATAGGATCGAACGAGGGAACAGTTCCGTCACAGAAAATCTTTGCGCCTTTAGGATCATCACTTATAATCGTATCGTTCCTGTCACTCTTCTCATGAGCAGTGACGCATCCAGGCATGTTAACAATGGGTGTTCCTATCTGTGTTGTGACAGGAACTACCCTAGGAATTGTACTAGGAACATTGACATCCCAGATCTGTGTCGGTGGAATATCAATGTTCCTAATTTGTATATTAATATCAGGGATTGGATCCATAGTCTCTGTATTCACCTAGCATATCTAAGACACGATTCAGCATCTGTTGTGCTCCATCGTGGTAGTCAGCATTTTTACTATACCAAGAACCATCATACAGTTCGTTCTTCATCTTGAGGATGCGAACTTCCAATTCATCTTTACGAATAATCATATTTCTAGGCATCAGAGACCAGGCATTCCTGGCATACTAGCACCACCAGGCACAACACCGCCAGTTGTGTTAGGAAGTTCTGGCATTGCTGCATCCAGCATACCAGGGAGTGCACCAGCAATTGCTTCTGTAGCAGCTTTAGTTACCTTTGCTTTTGCATTTTCGATCAGAGCATCTTTGTTAAGATAAACATAGACACCACTACCAACAATGGCAGCAGATAAAGCAAAAGACGACACTGCGAGTACATTGATTAGTTTTTGCATGATTATACTTTCGGTTGGGTTTCTTCTTTCTTTCCAATCTCAGGTGCTTTCTTCGGAGAACTACCATTTCTAGCAGGACTCAATCCGAACGCAGCTAACGAGCCACTGAATACAGAGGCGATAAAAGTTGGATCAAAATCCAGAATCTTTTGACCATTCGGTAAGCGAACGTAACTAAACGTAAGAAGGGATGCAGACCAGATGAGGACTACAACTTTCACTAAATTACCAAGAACTTCACTTTTATCTTCATCGTTTTCCTTCTCTACAGTTACGTCCTTTTTAATTTCAGACATAAAAAAGAGGAGCTTGTAGGCTCCTCTATTTAGGGTTACACCATGCACGCCACTTGTTCTTTGTCTGGAAACAAGAAACCAGGCAGGAAAGAAATCCCATCCGCACCACTAGTTCTTATGGAAAAACTAGAAACCCGAGGGGTCGTTGACCCATCCCGACCAGGGTTTTTAAAGACTCTCCATGTCTAAGATACAACGTCGCGAACATAGCAGGGAACACCTTCAGGATCTAACCACTTGGTATACTCAAAGTCTTCCATGGCATAGTCAAGTTGAATAGAGTTGTCAAGTAGATACATGTCTCTATACTTCTTCATCCACTCATCATACTTCTGGATGCGATAGTCAGGCATACCGTTGAGTTCAATGTTACCACGTCGAATGTATCGGTAAGGATACCGCTCAAGAATAACCTCAGTCTTAGGAGGCTTCTTCGTGGTTTGTATAGAGGTCAATGTCATCGTCGTCTAATTGAATTTTGGATGGGTCAGCAGGGACCATCATTACTTTACTACCATCTGGTCGAACAATACAATAGACAGTGCCACTTTCTGTACTGTCCACCAGTTCTTCTAAACGATCTTGTGCTTCTTGTTCTGTGATTTCTATGATTTCCATTATCCTTTGCGGGGAATCGGGCATGTAGGATTTGAACCTACGACCTCTCGCTCCCAAAGCGAGCGCTCTACCAAGCTAAGCTAATGCCCGTTACTGAGTTACCAACCATGTATCATGCAAGTCTGTCGAGACTGGATAACTTACCTTACATTTTACATCATAATAGTTAATATCGCAACACCTAGTTTGTCCAAGATAAGTCGGTGGTGGTAGTCCTTCACACCTATAAAAATGTGATGAGGTAGGAGAAGAACTATAGTTAGACCTGGGAAGTTGCTCTGGTTTGTAGTCCCATACATTATACATTAATGTCCACCTGTTTGCACTACCAACAGTGACACCATGCATGTATCTAGGATTGAAGGTCATAAATTTACCTTCACCTGGAACGGAGTAAGTAACCTCACTAGGTTCTTTAGGTGCCAATTCACCTTCAATACTTCCACTTTGACTGACATTAAGTATGACAGTAGGAGACATATGATTATTGAGATAGGTAACCGTAGAGAGTAAAGGTGTTTTAATTCTCTTGGTGGTGTATCTATAGTTCTCGTCACAATCAATATGGAACCCAAGCATCTTATTGTCATCAATAAAATGATGCGTCCACCATTCAAAACCCACAGCATTAGGATAATGATCTGCCAGATAAAAATCAAAGCAGTCAAGAATGTATTGCTCTACAGAACAAGTTGGCAAATCATTTAGACCCAACCAATAGTTATCAAAGCAATTCAATCTTTCCATATCCTCACACTCTTCACGCAGAAGATTAGTGCTCCAGGAATCAATAATTTGATCGTAACTTTCTACGTTCATTTCACAATCAATTGATTATTAGGTGTTTGAATGAGAGAGAACATTTGTTCATACTGTTTGACGACATCCTCTTGTACCTCAGTGATGTACACAGTATAACTTTTCTTGAGTTCCAATGGGACATCTCTACCCTTGAGCAGAGGAGACCAGGGAGCAAACCCCAGACTACCCTGACCGTTAGGAATAGCAACAATAGGATTGGTCAAGACAATAGTATCTTCTTTCTCTTCCACAAGGTCAGCGACTACATCTTCGCCAGACCACATACGAATCAGTTTAACATTCATTTGAAATCAACGTCCTTTAGTTTGGTTTTTCTTTTTCGGGGTTTGTGTTTGCCAACACCAAGATCTTTAGTTGATTTGGGTTGTTTGATCTCTTCCACAAGGTTGAGATCGTATGCACCTATAAGTGTACCACATACATGTGCTCTGTTGGGGCATTGACATGTTTGGAAATCATAAGCATGTCTGGATGTGATAACCTCGTTACATGCCTTGCAGCGAATCGTTGTCATTTGTCTTCTCAATATCTAAAAACATAAAAACCATATCGTCATCAGAAAAATTATATCCTTCATGAACGTGATCCATCACGTCATATATTTTAGGTTCACCAGCAACCCACGTCTCTTTGTTACCCTTCCAGATCATATAACAATCAGTAGGATGAACTAACAAAGGTATCTGTATTCTCCTGTAGGGTTTAGGATACACAGGTGGATCTTTGTGTGGACCTAGTTCTGTTCCAGGTGTGAAACATGCCATCGTTGCCATCAACACTTCTGGAGATTCTAGTATAGAAAAGATCTCAGGATCTTTCACAATACTTTGTCGGGTTCCTACCCAACCTTTACCATGACCCTTCAACCAACAGTAATAAATATCCTGATTAGAATATCCTACTGCGGTAGGTGCTCTCTTGAATGGGAAGTCCTGTTCAATTGCCCAATCATATAGTTTTAGAATGTCAATCAGTTTCATATGGGAGATACAAGGATCGAACTTGTGACAATCTCGGTGTAAACGAGGTGCTCTACCGCTGAGCTAATCTCCCGAGGCGACTCAGGTAGGATTTGAACCTACGACCGACTGCTTAGAAGGCAGTTGCTCTATCCAGCTGAGCTACTGAGTCGTGTGGTTCAGTCGTATTCTACCACAACTTCCTCAGCATCAAATAAATTTCGATATGCTTCGTAAAGTTCTTCTGCTTCCTCAATCTCACCGTCAGCGATGAGTTGATGGATTTCATCGATAAGAGTGTCTGTCGGGCGAGTCGTGGTAAGCATGGTCCTGTCTCCTGAACGTAAAAAGTATAACAGGACCGAGGGGTTATGTCAAGACGGTCCTTGGGAATCTAATGCTAAAATTTCTTCTTCTGATGAATGTTCTATCCATTCATAAAACTCCTCATAGATGCAGTATAGATCGTTTAGACGACCTTCCTGATTTAGTTGTTCCATTCTCTCACCTGCCCACTCTATCGTCATGATTATTTGATCCTGAAGATTCATTGGACAGTTTTCCATAATAGTCTTTCTTCATATACCTTCCTAAAATATTGGAGTTGTAAAAAGCAGGTGCTCCGTTTAACTCCTCACCCAGTACATTATTTATGAACAATTGTTTGGTTTCCTCATAATTACATGTACCTTTCGTTTGATGCAGACTCAATATAACTCTAGTGAATGCTTCATTCCCAACCTCCTTGCGGTCTGAATTAAGCTCGTCACTACTTCCGTAGTATTTCTTCCAGTCGCTTTCACTTTTAACTCTCCTAGACTTACCTCTAGGCTTTCGTAACGACCAGAAATACTTTCTCCCAATGTAACGCCTACCAGTAAGGACGTTAGTGATACAGTAGACAAAACCATAATGTTCCCCAATGTCTTCAGACAGGAACGGCTTACCATTGTAGATCCAAGGGTTCTCATAATCAATCTGGATATCCGTCGTCATCATCACTATAGGTGTAGTACCCCTCTCCGTCAAGGTAAGAGTCTTTGTCTGCATAAACTTCTACTTTCAATTCGGAGAGGAGATTCTCTAATTCTTGGACTAATACTTTTAGTCTGCTTTTATCCATAAAAAAATCCCCGACTACTATATGTAGCGGGGAAAGAATTAGTAATATATGATCATCCTCTCTGTAAGAGAAGAATCTCTCCGTAAATCAGACCAGCGAATACAACACTAAAAAGGGATACGCTCCCGACTACTTGGAGTGCGAGCATGTCACTTCTGATAAGTGTGACCGCGATAGCAGAAAGTGCCATGCACTTCGTTAGCATCACCCTGCTTGCACTCAAACTTGACGCCACGATAGGCAGTCATAGCGATTTGTGCATCGTGCAGTGCGGATGCTTTTTTGATCTGCTTCTTGATTAGAGTAAGTGTGTTCATTTGTTTTCTCCTGAAGTGGGTAATTAACCTTCTCATCTTTCGATGGATCCGTTTCCCCGTTCCTTCAGTCGTTTGCGTCCCAGTCAAACTTGCACTCAGGTACAGATTCCTTTACGGTCTCTACTAACTCTACAACTATGTGTGGAGGTAGTTCTGATCTGTTCGCTTTGATTCTGAGCAGTAATGCATCAGCATCAGTGCAAAGCATACCAGAGTAGAGTAACAAATCGAACATAGGATGAACGCCCCGTTCCGCGACTTACTTGCGTCCTATGTATACAACCCGTCGCATTGACCTTCAACTTTAGTCTTGAAATACTGGATGAGATTCCACTTTGATCGTAGATCAATGTCGTCTCTCAACGTAGTTTCAATCTTAAGTTGTTGAAACCTTTCACAAGACATATGCCACCCGTAAGGTGACGGATCATGATGGGCTAAGGTCATTGCCAGCAAAGTTGCTAACATGGATGAACGTATTGCTAGTATATACTAACAACTATATTTACGCAACCAATTAAGTTACATTTGATACAATTTAATAATATTTTAATAAGACGGTCCAAACCATCCAACTAAAATATACTTATCTTCGTCTGGAGCAACCACTCCTTTATGTGGATGAGTAACTCCAGATGGGAAAAAGATAGTCTTACCTGCTACTGCTTGTTCAGTATGATCCATGTGTGGAAAATGTGTACCACCACCGTTATCAACAGTATTCAAATACGTAATGTATCCAATAGTTCTGTTACAAGTAGAGTTTGAGTAACTATCAATATGTTCCTGGAAGTAACCACCACCAGGAGGATAGTGTTGGATCTGTGGTAGTCCTAACATCCTCAGTTGGTAGTAACCCAAGTGTACACTGTCAAGATAATCTTGGCAAGCTTCTTCAATGTGCTTGATATAATAATCCATACCAAACTCATGCAGGTCAAACATAGGTAAGGACTCAATGTACACGTCCTCACTATCCTTCATGGTTTTATCGACAACTCCCATGCCAACTTTTCCTGGCACAACGAAGTCCATGTCTTTGCACATGTCAAAAAGTTTGATGGCACCCTCTACAGTTTCTTGAGGACACTCGTATGATCTAATGTATGATGTAAGTTTCATTTCAATCGGTTGTAATCATATAACATTGCCTGGAGTGCCCAAGCATCAGTCAGTTTCTTTGGACCCTCTGTCAAAAGCTTTATTTGAAATGCTGATAGACCAGCCTTCTTCTCCAAATACTCCTTCCTCCACGATCTCTGGTTGCTCTCTGTCATTTTCTTCCCACTGTTTTTTGATTTCTTCGACTTGATTGTCTACTGAATCCATTTCCATTTTGACTTTTTCATCAACCCAGGTGTTCCATAACCACTCTAAAACACCAAGGGCAAGATGGTTGACAGGAAACTTTTGTTTCTTTGCCCATCTCTTACCCTTGGTGTACCAGTTGTCTTCACCACCCCAGTGGTGTTCAAATTTATAGTGAAAACCCAGCGAAGGTTTCTGCTTGGACATCTTGTTTGATACCTCCAATGACATAGGATTCAATCTCAGTCTCCTGAGGTGCGTTCTGCTGCCCCTTAGAGTTCAACCAATACTGCGTCCAAGGCAGCGGGTTGTTCTTTGCAGCAACATCATAGATAGGATCGAAACCAATTGACTTGAGACGACGATTGGCAGTCCACTCAACGTACTGAGTGAGGAGTTTATCATTAAGACCGATCATAGATCCATCTTTGAACAGATACTCTGCCCAGGATCTCTCCTCGTCCACAGCATCTCTATACATTTGGATTACATTGTCCCTTTCTTCCTCAGCGATTTTAACCATGTCTGGATCGTCGCCTTTGTGCCAGTTTCGGATGATGTTTTGAGTAAGGACAAGATGCTGATTTTCGTCTCTTGCGATGAGAGAGATAATTTTAGCGGATCCTTCCATAAGCTTGAGTTCACCAAACGCAAACGAGCAAGCGAACGACACGTAGAACCGAATTCCTTCCAGAATGTTGACGTTGATGATTGCTTTGTATAGTTTTCTTTTGAGGTCATAGCGTTCCCACTGAGCGGATGGGGAGTCTTTCCAATCCGACTTCCACATGTTCCCTGTACCATACTGTTGGGCAGCTTCAATGAGATCATTATAGGCTGCTGTGACTGTAGTTGCGCGGTCTAAAATCTTACGATCATTTAAAATTGTATCGAAGACTTCACTTGGATCGGGGTATACGTTTTTGATGATATGTGTATATGAACGGGAGTGGATCATCTCCATCATCTCCCACACGGTCATAGCAGATTCGAGCTCAGGTAAGCTACAGTAAGGGATAAAAGCCATCCCAGGACCACGCCCTTGTACAGAGTCCAGCATAACTTGGTACTTAAGATTGCTGGTAAAAATGTGCTTTTGTTCTGGCGTGAGAGTCTGATAATCAGCCCTGTCTTTCTGGAGAGATACCTCTTCAGGTCTCCAGAAATAACCAAGTTGTTGCTGTGTGAGTTTGTCAAAAATAGGATATTTGTAATTGTCATATCTCTGGAGACCCAGAGGAGCACCGAAGAACATCGGTTGCTTTTTAATGTCTACGTGTTTCGTGTTGAGAACCGTCATACCATCGATGCTGTTCTTCTCTGCGGGTGTTCTTAGAAATTCCATTCGTTACTAAATTTTACAGGACTCACAATCTTCATCTGCAGACTCAAGTTCCGTTAGCAGGGACTCAAGTTCGTTTTTCTTTTGGTCTAAATCTTCATCAGCATCTTTCTTAGCGTCGTAGGTGTTCTGGTAATAAGAAGTCTTCCAACCGTACTTATATGTATTTAAAAAGTCAGTTGCCATCACTGAGACGGGGACTTCATTGTCAGGATAGTTCTCTGGATTGTAGGACCAGTTGCCGCTGATTGCTTGGTCGAAGAACTTTTGCATGACCGCAACAACATTGATGTACCCAGTGTTATTAGGCATATCCCATAGAAGAGTGTAAGCAC